TGTACCTGAACCTGTGGAGCGACATCGATCCGACCGACATGGCGGATACGATCCGCCGGGCAATGTATGCCTACGGCTTCATCATGCTGGAAGAATCCGATAAGGGATACAACCAGCCTGCCTACGACACGGCTACCCGGCAGTACACGGTGCAGTGGACATGGTGCTGGAGGGAGGATGTGGACTATGGCAATTGAACTGAGGGGCTTTGATGATCTCCAGAACGACATGGTGAACATGGCCTATGCGCTGGATCAGGGGCCGGGAGTGAACCGTGCCCTGAAGGCGGGCGCTGTGCCCATTGAGGAGCAGATGCTCCACAACGCCAGCACCGACCCGAAGATCATCACGGATGCCCTGCACTCATCCATCCATACGGGCAAGGTCAAACAGAAGCGCGGAGGCGGCAAGCAGATCACCATCGGTGTCCACCACTCAGAGAACGGCGCGTACTACGCCAACCCTGTGGAGTTTGGACACGGCGGGCCTGCTCCGGCCCCCGCGCATCCTTTTGTGCGGCCTGCCTTCGACACCCGGGCCGATGAGGCCTTTTCCGAAATCAAGCGCGTCCTGCGGGACGAGCTCAAGAACCGATGAATTGGAGGTAAATCATTATGGCTAATACTCCTGCCGCTTCTCCGACCGTATCTTCCACGGTTGGTCTGAAGAACATGGTGATCGCCCCTCTGGAGGTCGACACCGAGGAAACCCTGACCTATGGCGATCTGCAGCTGGTTGCTGGCGCGATTGAAGCCAGCATCACCCCTGAGAACGCCGACCCGGACATCCAGTACGCCGACGATATCGAATTCGATGTGCTGTATCCCGATCCTGAGCTCACCTTCACCACGAAGATGGCGGACATTCCGCTGGCCATCCAGGAGAAGATTTTCGGCAATCAGATCGACGACAACGGTGTCCTGATCCGCTCTTCCACGGACAAGCCCCCGTACTTCGCCGTGGGCTTCAAGAGCGAGAAGTCCAACCACAAGTTCCGCTATGTGTGGCTGTACAAGGTGCGGGCCAAGCCCCTGACCGAGAACTACGCCACCAAGGAGGGCACCACGATCACCCGCCAGACAGGCGATGTGGAATGGACTGCCATCAAGCGCACCAATGACGGGCGCTACCAGGCTGTTGCCGATGAGGGCGAGAACGGCTTCACGGCTGAGAAGGGTGAAACCTTCCTGCAGTCCGTGTATACGCCTGTGATCACACCGCCCAGCCCGTAAGCATCACCACACCTGCTGCCGCACGGCCATGACGCTGTGCGGCAGCTATTTTCTGAGTTTTGGAGGTATGAATATGATCACCTGTACGCTCGGTGAAAAGAAATACACTGTGGACTTCGTTTCCGGCAGAGCCCTGCGCGAAATGGAGCCCGCTTCCAAAATGTACGGCAGGCTGGTGCGCCTGTCCCAGGACGCGACCGAGGGCAAAGATGTCTCCCAGGAACAGCTGACTGTGACCGATGCCCTGGACACCATGGTGAAATGGTTCTGCATCCTGTTCAACAATCAGTTCACGCCGGATGAGGTCTACGACAACTATCCCGCTGACCGTCTGATGCATGACATCGCGCTGGCGCTGATGGCCACCCAGACCCAGACCACGGAGGTGCTGGACACTTTCCCTACGATTCCGGCGGTGCAGGAAGCGGAGCAGATTCTGGCGGAGGCGGAGAATCCGGAAGTGACGATCCCGCAGGAAGCCTGACCCTGCCGGAATACATCTATGCCACCTACAACGAACTGATGAAGAACGGCTGGCGGATGAAGGAAATCGACGAGATGGATATGCTGGGCTTCCTTCGCCTGCGGGCATGGGATGCCAAACGGGAGCAGGAAAAGAAAAAGCCCCGGCAGCGCTTCATTGATGAAGTCTGGCCGGGCGTGAAACCGGGATGATGCAGACCGAAAAACTGGAATTTATCTGAACCAATAGAATCCATCATTCTGAGATTGAATATAAGCTCCTTTCGGCACTTGTTTATGTACCATGTGAACATCCATATAATCCGGCATAGGGCTTAACATTCCGATAATACCGGTCGGTATACATATTGCGCTAAGGATGGGAGACGATGGCCCGATCAAAAATACAGCAAGCGGTATGATTCCCAAAAGAATTGGCATTAGACTCATAACAACGAACCTACGCCTACTGATTTTCTCATGACAAACTGCAAAGGCTGCTAATTTTTCAAGAGAGATCCCTATATATACCGTTTGGCCTTTGCAATAACAAACTGCATGCAACAATTCGTGAACTGGCATCAGAATCAATCCTATCAGAATCCCTACCGGAACAAGAGCAGGGTAAACTGTTTTAGTCCCCAGCCAATGCCACTTAATATAGATGATTAGGAGGCAGATTAAAAAAGGAACGACCCCATATATGAGGCTGCCAGTAAAGATGTTGGCATCTCTCTCCATTTTTACAGCATTTTCAGGTAATGGTTTTTCAGGGAATTCGCTATCCCATTTTTTATTCCCACACCAGATAATATGCGCCATCTTACGCCTCCATAAATTTCGAGTTATCGAGCCGAAGCTCCTAACCAGTATTCTACCATTCTCCCCGAATCTCCTGCAATCAAAAAGAGGTGAACTTTTATGGCTGAAACCCTGCGCGAACTGGTGGTCGCGCTGTCGCTGGATTCCAGCAATTTCTCGCGCAACATGCGCACCATCAACCAGCAGATCAAGGAAGCCGAGTCCACCTTCCGCCTGGCCGGGGCTGGCGTTCAAAATTATGAAAAGACCATCGCGGGCACGGAAGCAAAGCTGTCCATGCTGGGACAGAAGCTCACCCAGCAGCAGCGGGCCATGGAGCAGTACAGCCGGGCGCTGGTGGCGGCAAATGATAAGCTGAAGGAAAACTACGACCGCCATCAGGATTACACCCAGCGGCTGGAGCAGGCAAAGGCACGGCAGGAAGACCTACGCTTTGAGGTGGAAACAGCTACCGTCGCCTATGAGAATTACCGTGATTCCCTGGGCGAAACAGACTCCGCGACCATCGCCGCCAAGCAGAATCTGGAGGCCTATCAGCAGGAATACGAAGAAGCGACCGCCGAGGTCACCAAGCTGGAAGGCCAAGTCAAAGCCCTGCAGAAGACCATGCAGAACAGCGCGGATGCTGTCAGCAAGGCCACCACTGACCTGAACAACGCCAAGGCCGCAGCCAAGGAAACGGAAGCTGAAATCCGGAAGCTGACGGAGCAGCTGTACCGGATGCAGTCCGCATGGACGCAGGCAGGTGAATCCCTGACCGCCATCTCCAAGAAGTGCGAAACGATCTCGAAGGCCATGACCAAGGCCGGGAAATCCCTCACGACCCATGTCACGGCTCCCATCACGGCGCTTGGCACTGCTGCTGTGAAGGCCAGCATCGACTATGAATATGCCTTTGCCGACGTCCGGAAGACCGTGGACGCCACCGAAGATGAATATAACGCCCTGTCCGATTCCGTGAAGCAGATGAGCACGGAAGTTGCCGCCTCCGCTGAGGATATCGCGGAGGTCATGTCCATCGCCGGACAGTTGGGCATTGAGAACGAGCACCTGGCTGAGTTTACCCGTACCATGATCGACCTGGGCAACAGCACGAACATGGTCGCTGCGGATGCAGCCAGTGAAGCCGCCCGGTTTGCCAACATCATGGGTATGAGCCAGAACGAGTTCCAGAACCTCGGCTCCACGCTGGTTGACCTGGGAAACAATTACGCCACCACTGAATCGGAAATCATGGCTATGTCCCTTCGCCTCGCTGGCGCGGGCAAGCAGGTCGGACTTTCGGAAGCGCAGATCCTGGGCTTTGCCGCTGCCCTGTCCTCTGTTGGCATTGAATCCCAGATGGGCGGTTCCGCGTTCAGTAAGGCTCTGATAAAAATGGAGGTTGCCGCCGCGACGGGCGGTGAAGCGCTGGAGGACTTCGCCAAGGTCTCCGGCATGACGGCATCCGAGTTTAAGTCCCTGTGGGAGCGGGATGCTGCTTCCGCGTTTCAGGCGTTTATCGTGGGCCTGTCCAAAATGGACGAGCAGGGCGTCAGCGCCATCAAAACCCTGGACGATATCGGGATCGCTGAGATCCGGCTCAGGGACACACTGCTCCGTGCGACCAACGCCACAGAGCTTTTCAGCAAAACACAGGATACTGCCAATAAGGCATGGGCGAAGAACACCGCTCTGACCACGGAAGCTAATAAGCGGTACGCCACCACAAAATCCCGCCTGATCAATCTGAAGAATACGGCGCTCATGTTTGCCCGACAGATCGGCGACGACCTGAACCCGACGATCCAGCAGATCATCGATAAAGCCAACGACCTACTGCAGAAGTTCCTGTCCCTGGACGCGACACAGCGGCAGTCCATCGTGAAATGGGCTGCTTTTGCCGCCGCTGTTGGCCCGGTCGTACTGGTGCTCGGGAAGGTGGTCGGCGCGGTCGGCACCGTGACAGGCGCTATGGGGAAAGCCTTCACCGCCATCGGAAAGTTCTCCGCCAAGGTCAGTATGGCAGGCGGCGGTCTGGGCGGATTTATCAAAACCCTGACTTCATCCAAACTGGCCATGGTGGCCCTCGCCGCTGCGCTGGTGTACGGTGCAGTGAAGCTGGTGGACGTCGCGTCCGGAGCCAAAGCCGCCCGTGAAGCGCTGGAGGGCATGGCGAAGACCGCCAAGTCATGGAAGGAAACCGCTGCAGAAACCTTCTACGGCAGCAGCCAGGGTCTGTCCTTCTTCGGCATGAGCAAGGATGACTTCAAGCGGGCCACAGGAAACAGCCGCGAATGGCTGAACGGCCTGCTGGACGTCTGGTCGGACGGCAAGAAGGAAACCAACGAGATCGTCACCGAGTGGACGGATTCTTTCAAGAGCCTGACCGCCAGTACCCGTGATGAATTGAATTCCCTGAAGCAGACCGCCGATCAGGCCGGGTACGCTTCCGTTTCTGCGCAGCTGCAGGCTGACATCGATACCCTCGACTCCATGGACAAGGAGATCGCCCGGCTGCTGAAAAAGAAGCAGAACAAGAAGCTGAGCGAGCGGGATAAAGTCCGCCTGCAGGAGCTCATCGATACCCGAGAGGCCATTGAGGTCAAGTATCATCTGACCGCCGCTGACACGGACGGCTTCGACACCATCCGGAACAAGGTGGAAGCCGAGGTAGCCCGTGCAGAAGCCCGTGGGCAGGAAGTCAGCGCGACGGTGTATGAAAACGCCATGGTCGCTGCCGCAGAGGGCATGTCGGCTGTGAACTCTTCTCTGGACGAGCAGTATGACAAGGAATACACCCTGATCCAGCTGATCGAGGACAGCACGGAGCGCCAGCAGGCTCTGGATGCCCTGAACGCCAAGTACAACAGTGACCGTCGTGCCGCCGCCATGGAATACGCCCAGCTGATGGCTGACGTCGTGATGCCCGTCTGGCAGCAGAGCGACATCCAGGAAGTCAAGACCCAGGTCGGCGACCTGATGCAGCTGCTCCGTCAGTACAGCGCGGCCTCCACCGATGCGGAGAAGAAATCCTTCCTGCCGCAGCTGAACCAGCTGACCGCCAGCATGGACGAAGGAGCGCTGACGGAATACATCGGCCTGCTGACCCAGATCCAGTCCCTGCTGGACAGCGGCATGTCGGAATCCGAGGTGCAGGCCATGTTCCCGGATATCGACTTTTCCTCCGCGCTGGAGCAGCTGGCAGCGATCCAGACCTACCTGAACCAGAACAAGTGGGACACCAACCTGACCAGCCTGAACGAGATGTTCGGCGAGGCCATTGGCGAGGAAGTCCTGAAGATCACCACCGATCTGGACATGACCGGAGCGCAGGCCCGCTGGGATGAATGGGCCAGCAATCCTGGAGCCATTACCACGGATGCCATTATCCAGGGGTACACGGAAGCGGAGAACGCGACGAAACAGCAGCCGCTGGTGGACGCCTTTGTGGCGAAGTACACCGAGCAGCCGGAAGGCGCGGATAAATCCTCCCTGACGCCTGCCGGACTGGTGGCCTACGTGCAGACCTATGCGGAAGCCACTACGGGCACCGATGTCTCCGCGCTGAATCCCACCAACGTGACCGCTATGGTCAGCGCCTACAAGGAACTGGCATCCGGCACCGACGTCACCCAGCTGAAGCCCAGCGAGATCACGGCCTATGTGTTCAAATACCTGGAGGACAACAAGGTCGATACCACCGGGCTGACGCCGGAAGCGGTGACGGCCTTCGTCATGGCCTATGAGGAGGTCACTGGCGGCGCTTCCACCGCTGCCCTG